TAGATGAGCTGACCGTACGTTTGACCACGGTGTAGATTGTGCTTAGGTCAACGCCAACGTCCAAGAATTCTCCGTCGGTAGTGAACTCAGACGGGGCAATCACGTTCTGAGCACGCAGCAAAGAGAAGGCCGCAATCGAGCCATCCAGACCGTTGACAATCAATAGCAAGTCATTTTCGTCAGTAGCGACTGACCTGCGTAACGCCATCTTGGTAGGCGTCTTTAGTAGATGCCCAGCCAGTAGCGAGATTTTGCTGGTAATGTAGGTAGCCTGAGCATCCGTAAACAAGAACTCATTAAGAGACTTGCCTTGGCGCTGGATGAATAGCGTCCCGGATTCTAGCTGTTGGGTTCTGATCCCATCCTTGGCGCCATTCTTGGTCGATGCTTTAACAAAGAAGTTTGTTGGCGTAATTGGGTCTAGGCCAAGCTGAGGAACGTAGAACTCACCGCCGGTAGTGAACACTTGCAAGTCTCGTCCAGACTGCATATCCACAATGGCGTTAAAGGTATTGGTGTCTAGCGTTGCCTCAACAGCATCGTCGTCTAATCCTTCGGTAGCCTCAAAGTCAAAGAACAATCCTACCTTAGAGCCCCATACGGTTGATGGTCTGGTTTTGGAGCCGCCAAAGAATAGTCTACCCTCGTGGAAGATAACCGAGCGTGGCCATCCTTTCCCAGATGACCATACCGCCTCATAGCCAGATTCGTATTCCCAGCTTCCGTTTGCAATAGCAGACGTGCTAAAGAACGGAAACTCGGTGATAGCTTGAACCACGGTTGCGCTTGTGTACTGCACAATCTTTGCCCTGCCCTGTGGCGTGGCATTGATGTACTGGCCAACAGAAGCGGCGCTAAACGGCGTGCCGGTCGAGGCGGTAAGAGTTACCTTGCCGGATACGGCAGACGGCGTAAGCGTGCCAGATGGATTGGTTACGCTTGGAGTAAACGCAAACTTCGGTATTGCGTCAAAGGTTATGGTGCTTGCAGTCCAGTCGGCGTTTGTTGCCCCACGGACAATCTTGACTGGGTTTATGTCTGGGTGAACCACAATCAGCGTATCGGCAGATTGCGTCCAGTTAATTGTTGCTAGACGTGCGCCCGTCAATCCTGCGCTGCTAGTATCTAAGTAGTCTAATGACCCACCATTTATGTCAAGTACCTGAGCTCCGTTACGGAACACGTGCATACGGTTATGCGTAAAGCAAAGCATATACGAATCGCTGGTGCTAAACTCAAACGGTACTAAGCGTACGCCGTTGGCAGTAGATTCGGAACCTGAGTTTGGCAGGGCAAGAATGTGCTTTAGGCCGGGGCGACGACGCATACCGCCTTGTGGCTGGATTACTACGTTCGTAGCTTTCTCAACGGCATTGTTGTAGGCTTCTAAGTCAATCCGAGCTCGAAGCAGCGGGTCAAGCTCGCCGGTCGAGAAGTTGGTTTGAACGCTTAGAAACCGTGCCATCAGTTTCTCACGTCGATGAGGCTGTAATCTTCAATGACAGAAATTGGCTGACCTTGGCCATCAATGCTGGTAGCGGTACGCATATACCCGCCACGGTTGTTTTCCGATGCTGCGCCAATTGCAATACCTTGCCAATAGGTAGCTTTGTCAATCTGGTCTGTAATGGGTATGGCCAAGTGCCAAGCCATCATGTACTTCATAAGCTGGACAAAATACACCGGCATCTCGTACTCTTGTACGTCATAAGGATAGTCTATGTAAATGCTGGTTTCGTTAGTTAGAAGTTGGTCGCCAAATATCCGGTAGTTACGGATGGTTCCCGACCCGGGTGTTGCGCTAACGGTTACAGAACGTGGTGGGCCAATACGGTCGCCGGGTAACTGATAGGCGTAGGTGTACTCAGTCGTTGGCCCTACTAGCAGTCTGGCTAATGCAATCTTTTTATACACAAACGACCAAGGATAGACCAAAAGGGCTTGCTTTTTGATATCTTGGTACAGGGAGTCGGCAACGTTTGCCTCATCCGTTCCTTCTGTAAAGGACGAGATTGGCTTGGCGCCTAACATTTGCAAGGCGTCAGAACATATTGAGAGAGCAGAATCACCGGCAGCCATAATCTATCCTATCCTCGAATGGCACGTAGCCACTCGGCGTCAACGTTGTTTGGTTTATATTGCCCACCAAAAGCAACAATCCTACACCCGTCAGGCGGTTTGCCTCGGTCTTTTACGTGTAGGCGGTATGAATAGACTCCGTATTTCTTGGTTTCTAATACCGGCACGTTTCTATCTAACGCATCCCAGATAAACGCCTGATCGCCCAAATATGGGCCGTCCTTGTTATCTTGGTGATATTTTACCCAATAATCTGGGTTTACCACAAATCTTTTATAGACTTCAACGGGAGCTTTGTGATAGAACCACATAAGGGCTGACGAAACCATGTGTGGACGATTGAGGTTTTGCATCATCGCAAAATCGTACCCGCACTCGGCAATGTCCAAAAAATCATCCAGTACAACGGTATCAAGGTCAAGGTAGATGGTATTGGGCGGTAGCACTCCCGGTCTAAATAGCTCAATCTTTGACCACCACCCAGACCAGTCATGTTGCAAAGCAATACGCTCGCACGGTACTGGAATGTCAGAAAGGCATACAAAGTTATGGGGCAGGCTTATTTTTTGAGCTACATTCCGACTCAGCTTTGCCACGTCATCCGGCTTGTATCTGCCGCCAGACTTTAGAACGCAAGCAACCGTAATCATTCTGGGGCTCCTAGCAAATCCTTGGTTCTTCCGGACATTGAGTAGATTCCCATAGTTAGCCCTTCCTCTTGATGTCGCTTGAGCACCCGAAACCAGTTATCTATCTGGTCTGCCCTAGCGTAGCCTGCGTGCTGGCTGTATCCGTTTGGATACCCTTGGGCGTATTTCTGGTCGTCGCCAGACAGGGTTATGCCAGCCATTATGACTTCCTCAAACCCCATGCCGTGCCTAGCCCACATAGCCCCAGCCACGCCACTAGAGCCCACGGCAAAGGATAGCCCGGGCCACACGTAATCGATGGCGTCAAACGCTTCTCTAGCGTAAGGAATGTGCCATACCGTTCCCTTGGCTGTTTGTAAGATTTTGGGTCTGGCGTGTATCTTGATTGGCCTATCCACAGACGCCCTAATTTTCAGGGTCATCTCACCGTGCTGAGTCCATATATGCTCAATCTCTGGCACGATTGCAGCCGCATACTTAACGCCTAGGATGGTAGCCTCTGGCCGCAGCTTGCGTGCGGCTTCTAGGTCTTCAAAAAGAGAAGGGGCTGCGCCACATATAATGGCACAACCCCTATGCTTTACTGCGTACTCGACAGGCAATTAGTCGCTGTCGATAGTGCCGATAGCAGTTACGTTGGTAACGTCAACAACCGTTCCGCTGTTAGCATTGACCACTACAAAGCCGAAAGCGGTAGAGCCGCCCACGCCAGAGTAGACATACATAAGGTCGCCAACTTTCAGGATTGATGCGGCAGAGTCAAAATACCCTGCGCCGTCAATATCGCCAATTGCATCAGCAGATTGATACGTCCAAACCTGCGGCGAGTTGCCAGCCTTGGAACCGCTTACTAAGTTCAAACCGTCTTTGTTATATGCCATTGTCGTTCTCCTTAGACTGAATCAGTTGTTTGGACTTCGACAATACCTTCGGCATCAATAGCAATTGCACCTGCCGAGAATACTGCGTTTACCAGCCAGCTAGTCTTCTCAGGAATGTAATTGATTTCGGTGCGTGGTGCAATGCCTTCGCCGTAGCCGATAGCGTCACGGTGGAAAGCCCACAGTTTGCGCTCGGACGAAGCAACGGGCAGACCGCCTTCCGAACGATCACCAATGGTGTGGAAGGTAAAGCCTAAGAACGTGTTGAGCTCACCAGAAACCAAAGCACGCACGGTGTTGAAATCAGCCGAAGTTACGGCAGTCTCAGACAAAATGCTTGCCAAGCTGTTTGCGTGGATGATGATGTGGCGGTTGTCCATTGGAACGTTGTTTTTGTCCAACAGTTTCTTAGCAGCACGCAGCTTGGCTACGTTCAGGCCGGTATCTGTACCACCTTCGTCTTCGGTCACGACAAGGCTTGTGCTCGAACCTGAAAGTGCGTCCAGAATAAGCTGGTCTTGACGACGGCCAATAGCGTTGGCAACAACCTGAACAAGCTCATTACGCTCGTCGAAGTTGACTTTTTGCTGCGAGAAAATGTCGCTGTACTCTGCGGCGTTCCAGTCTTGGAGCGTGCAGGTTACGTTTGAGAACGATACGTTCAAAGGGGTAACATCGGACTGGGGAATACGTGATGTAGCCACACCCTTACCGACTTTGGGAAACTTAACAGTAGAGCCTTCAACACCCCGACGCTGACGAACCGCACCTACCAATTGGGCTACGCCCTGATAAGCCTGTTTAACTTCAGCATCAAAGAGCGTTACAAAGGCGTTCGATAATGAAACGGACATTTGTATCTCCTTGAAAGTTAAAAAAAGTTTTCGTCGCTTCGGTTAGCCGGTGATTTGGGCCGTATGCTTGCCCCTTACGGGAGCCGGTCGTCTGTATCCACAGCGGATAGGGTCGCAAAGGATTGGCCTATGGTGCATTTTTACAACACTAATTTTGGCAATGCAATAGGTTTATGCAAAAAAAAACCCCCAGCCTTTTGAGCCGGGGGCAAGTCTCCGCTTGAAGGTTGGAGAGGGGGTTACTCAGAGAAAGCCTGCGAAAACATCCGTTCTACCTTTTGGCGATAAGCAACGTCTGTCTTGTATTTCGGGTCAGCCACCATCTGATAGAGCTCATCCTTGCTTGGAGCACCCTCGGATGGGATTGATTGTGTAGGTATTCTAGTACCTTCAAATGCTTCCCGCAACTTGGACAGCACACGGATGCCATTGGCCGTACCGCCCATGTACTTAAATTCCTCAAAGTCGTCCTTGCTTAGAACCCCCTTGCGGACTAGGCTTGCTCCCCACTCGCCCATGCCCTTGATGATTGCATCGGCGTTCGGGCCTAAAGCCTTGCGCTCTTGCTCAATGCTCATGGTGACTTGCTCTTGCTGCTCACCTTGCATTGCAACAATGGGGCCAACTAAAGCATCTAGGGCAGCTTGGCTAACCCCAAACTCTTTAGCCCAGTTAGACACGTGACCACGAACAGGGTCATCGTCTGGAGTCTGGGCGAAAGCGGTCATATCGTACTTGCCGTCTTCAGGAGCCTTGTGCTTGCCTTGGCTAATTTGCTTGCGTAAGTCCATCCATGACTTAGCAATCCCCTCTAGGTCTGGCGCCGAGTCGTCTTTTTTCCAGAAGTTCTCTGGCCACCAGTCCGGACGCTCTAGCGGCCCGTCGTCTTCCTTGGGCTCTAGGTGCTGAATGGTAGTCTTAGTTGTATCTTGGCTCTGGCTTTCTTGGTTATCGGTTACTACCGCCGAATCCAATAGGCCAGCTTCTTGGGTTCCCCCGCCGCTGGGTTGGGTTTCTTGGGTTTCCATCAAAGTTTCCTCGCTCTTTTAATCCGTGCTTCAATGTCCCTTACTACGCTGTTCTGTCCCTCTCGGTAGAACCCATAGGACGGGTCGCTTCCCGGCACGGCGACGGGTTGCTCTAGTAGCGTGAGCCTAAGCCACGCCATCAGTTCTTGGCCATCTTCGGAGCCAAAGACTCGTAGGCACAGCTTGTCCAAGTCTTCAGATTTCTGAGCGACATCTCTTATGTCGGTCGGTATTGCCTCAAGTTCTTCCCAACTCAATGATTACCCCTTTATTCTGGTATTTCGGCTTGCGCTTGGGCTTGGGCTACTTGCTGAGCCATAGCCATTGCTTGCTCCATCTTGTCGGCACGCTCTGCTGGTGATGCACGCATAACGGCTGGCACTCCCAGCTTGTCGGCAACAAGGTCGAGCATCTCCCCCACCTTGACTGCGACTTGGCCTTCTGGCCCAGCTTGGCTTGCAATCTGGAAGAACTTGAGAGCAGAGTCTACTTCTTCCATATTCTGAGCCATAGCCAACGGCGATACTGCTGCGACACGGACTTCAAGCCCGTTGACCCGTAACGGCAGGTCAATGATTCCACGCTCATCCATAACCTGTAAGATTTTGGATACTACGGGAACCATTGTCTCGTTAATCAGGCGTCCAAAGGCGGAGCCTAGGTTCTGGGCCAATTCCTTCATGCGCTCCACAATCTCGGTGGCCGACCGTGCGCTCATGTTATCTGGCGGCAAAGACTCGTCTAGCAGGATTCGCTTGATGTTCTGTACCAAGTCGTTGATAACGAGCTGGCTTACGTTGAAGTCTCCCGACCGTGGCAGAGCTTTTAATGACTCACCCTGCGGCCCACCGTTACGTGCAACCGGGATAATCGCACCCGGAACAATACGAATGGTATTGGGGTTGAGAACGCCGTCATCGGCTGCGGTATAGACACCGGCAATGGCTAGAGATGCGTTTTTAAGAAGCAGCTCTTTGGTTTTGTTGAGCGTCTTGATGTCTGGCAGGGCAGTTAGTAACGGGCCACGTCCATATATCTCACCGGCCACCTTCATGTATCTGGCCACAATCCAAGGGCTAGTCTTAATCTTACGATAGACAATCTCCTGCTTGGACTCCTTGTGGATAACATAATACCCAAAGTCGCCACGCTTAACGTCGATAATCGTTGCCTCAATAAACTCAACTTCTTCAGTAGGCTTATCCTGAACCAAGCGTGCAAGCTGGCTGTTCTCTGGTATGACCGCATCTTTCCATTGGTTCACAATGGACTCGGCCTTAATTCTCATGCGCCGGTACACATTGTCTACCTGACCATTGGCGCCTTCCTCAAAAGCTACAAGGTATTGCGGAACGGGAACAAAGTTTACCGGGGCTACGTCATCTCCCGGCTGAACCATCATAACGGCTGTGCCAACAGATAGATCTAGCAGGAACTCGCCAATAGCAATGTCGAAGTTGGATTGCTTGAGTACGGCAAACATCTTCTCGTTGTAGACATCCAGCGCAGACTGGGCTTCTGCACGGCGCTCGTCAGGAATGTCCGGCCCCGGCTCTAGCTTGCACCACTTACGCTGCGGCGGGAAAATGCCAGACTGAAGGCGGTTGGCAAAACGCTGGGTCGAGCTGATAGCCGTGGAATCAAACACACGGCCCATCTTTTTAGCGCCGCCTACCTTGCCTTCCCAGTATCCGTCGTACAGGTTACGCTGTGGCAGGGCAAACTCATAGGCATCTTCATAAAGACTTCTAAAGTCATCCTTCTTACGAAGCGCAACGTCGTGTCGTTTTAATACTTCCTCAGCCTTTAGTCGTGCCATGTTCAATCCTTTTTGTGACGCATCGCAAAATTGCGTGCAGCTTCTTTGCTTCCAAAGCCCCATGCTTTTAGGGCTAGCTTGAGCCTAGTCGGTCTACCCTTGCTATCCGTAAGTGGCCCAGCCATACCGCCAAATCTTGCGGCAAAGCTAACCCGCCTTGGGTTTGTGCCAGACTTTACGGGTGATTGTAGGTTGCCGCCTTCTTTGCGCTCAAAGTGTTTTCTTCCGGCCTCGTTAAGACCGCCTTCTGGATTTTGATATTTTTTCTGTACCATTATTCGTACCACTCAATTCGCATATTGGCTGGATGAGCCTGAGAGTTGACGTTAGTAAATCTGAACAAGTAAGTCGTCAAAGGCTTGAGCACATACTCAAACGTAAAGCCAAGCTGACCGCCACCTTTGTTCCCAGCTGGGACAAACTCTGCATATATCTCGGTTCCAGTATTGCTAACCGTTGGGTCTAGTACAGCCGCACCAGAGCTTGTTGTGACTAGGTTTCGGTTACGACGGTAAATCGTCATGGCCGTACCGCCGCTAGTTGTGGGCGACTCGTACATAAAGAACTCAGCTTCTCCCGGGCTTTCGTAAGAGAACACGGCATGAGGAAATATCCCGGCTGGCCAAGCAATTGCAATGTTGATGCTAGACCCAGCCCCAAGACCTGCCGAGTACGGGTATAGCTTATACACGTAATATGCACGCCCCTCGTGTAGACGGAGATGGTTTACGTCTACCGTAGGCAACGGGTCGGACGAACCAACTACTCTTTGGCCTTCGTCTTTGTCCATGTACGTCGGAGTCACATGACGTGACTTCGTGTTCATCGACTCCCTGTTGACGTACTGAGTTGCCATTACTTCTTATTCTTCATTGCGGTTTTAGCCGCTTTCTTAAATGCTGCATCGGTAGGTGCTCCGGGAGAGCCGGGTTTACGCATCTTCTCGCCGGAGCCTTCAGCTATGCGCTCACGCTTTTTGTGGATGTTAGCGTAGAGTCCCGGTTTCATTTGTACCCCGCTGCCTTTCGGCCTTCGCTCATGGCAATAGCTTTAGCCTGTTGCTCGCTTTTGACCTTTTGGCCAGAGCCAGACTTCAACTTGCCTTTGGAGTATTCACGCATAACCATTGCAACTTTCTTTTGCATCTTGTCTTTATCTGGCATGGTCGCTCCTTAGACTGATGGGCCTGAGCCTAATGTTTGACCGGCCATTCCAGACTCAGGTGACAATCTTGCCTCGGATAACAAGGCTCTACCGCCACGGCGAGCACGGCGACGAGCAGCACGTTCTTCATTAACAACAGAGGCAACTGGTTTTATTTCTGTTTGTGCTTTTACTTCGGCAAATTTTTCTTTTACCTCGGGTTTTTGAATAAGTCTGGTTATTGCGCCCATAATTAAGCAGTCCTTTCTGCGCTTGATGCGCCCAATGTTTGAATACCAGTCTCAGGGGCAACACGTGCCTCTGATAGCAACATACGTGAACCGCCACGCATCCGTGACCTGCGACGTGCGGCTTCGGTTTCCATCATGTCTCGCTTTTCTTCCTCAGCTCGCTGACGCTCCATTGCGGTCTGCTTGCGGGTTTCCTCAAGCTGGCGTTCAGCTCCGCTGGTATCTGGCTTTTTAAATAGTCCACTCATCTCTAATCCTTGCCATCATGTATGAATCCGAACCGTCCGGCAAAAACTTCCGCATTAGACCTTCTTCCTCAAAACCTAACGCTTTAGCCCACCGATACGCCCTAATGTCATCAGATTTTACTGTGATTTGTAACCGGTGCAATACTTCTGATCTCTCAGCGATATACAGAAACTGTCGTGCTATGTGAGTCATTGACTTTGGATAGCGTCGCATCCTGTCATCGAACATAGACCAAAACTCAGCCATGCCACTCCAATAGTGTATAAACCCAAACACGGCTAGTGGTGAATTATTGACCACCGCTGTTATGGCTGGCCCAAGTGCTGCTTGGCAGTTCATGTGCTCGGCGGCGGATTGGCCTGAACCTAGAACCTCTGGGTTGGATACCTGAATCTCCATCGCATGAAGCGGGGAGTATGGCATCAGCAAAATCCCGTTTCTGTTCTTTATTTCCGAGTTTAGGCTAAGAATGTCCAAAGACATCGAATTCTGTATTGACTACGGTTTGTGCGGTAAATGTACGTGACTGGCCAGAGTTTGATTTGGTCATCCTTTTGTGCTCCCCGCCACCAAGCAGTAGGTAGCCAAAGGCGTCGCCAACGTGAGAGTGTTCGTTCTTGTTTGGCGTATCTCTGAATCTTTCTTGTCCTGCTCCAACGGCTATCCGCTTAAAGTGGTAGCCACCAGCCAAAGACTTCCGAAGTAGCTTACAGTTCCTATTGACTAGCAGCCCGGGCTTGCCAGCTACAAGCCGCTGCATCGGGGCGGCAGACGCTTCTCGTCTAACCTTGAAGTCGTTACTTGGCGTAGGCTGAGCACGAAGCCCCAAGGTTCTCAGATAGTCAAAGGCGGTTACTTCATATATGGCGTCCCTAGCCATACCAGCCGGGTCGCCCCAGACCATCACTTCGGCTTTTGGATAACGGGCATTGAGCTCAGCCAATAGCTGCTGACCAAATCGCTCAAGCCCCATATCAAAGGTGACAATCTCATGGAGTACGTGCCACGTACCACTTTGCGTACGTTGTCCGATAACGGCAGCAGGCGTCAAACCAAAGTCTAGCCCTACTTGGATTGGAATGGTTGGGTCGTGCTCCAAGTCAGATGTCATTAGTAGGTCATCGTACTCTGGCCAGACTGGTCTACCCTCTTGAACGTAGGTGTACTTGCCCTCGGCGTAACACCGAATCCAGTCTAGGTTCTTACCTAATAGCATCTGTTGGTAGTAGCCAGCCGGTAGGTTACGTACGTTTTCGGCTTTGGTGTTTAGCTTCCACCAGCGTCCGGCAGAAAACAAATGGTCATTGGCTTCTGGGTTATCTGGTAGGTCTTTAGGGTCTACTTCGACTACACCGCCGGGTTGCTTATAAAACTTCCAAGCGTACGCTCCGGTCATCTTTTCTTTCTCGGATAGCCTATGCCACCAATGGTCATCGTCCATTGGGTTTGTATCCATCCAGATACCGTGCCAGCTAGCGCCACCATCCCTTTTTGTTGGGTATCGACCGACCCGGTGGGTGAGGCCATCGATAACTGCTTTTGGCAGCTCTCGGGCCTCGTTGACCCAAGCGCCGGTAAGCTCTAAGGACAACAACTTTCGCACGTCTTTGGGTTGGTCAAGTGCTAGAAATATAACTTCGCAGTCAATACCCGCCGCATCGCCCCGGGAAGGCAAGCGGATATGGTGGGTAATCGGTGGAGTATAGAGCATTGGCCCAAAGGTGTTCTCTGGGAATAAGTCTTGCCACGTCTTGATTGTGGTCGTTTTGAGTTCTGGGTAAGAGTTTCGTACAATAACCCAACGGCTATATCGGATGCCATCGATAGGGGAAGGCTTTTGCCTAACGGCACGCAACATTATCTCAGCAGCGCACGCATAGCTCTTGCCAGAGCCAACCGGCCCCATCAATCCACGTACAAAAGCATTGCTTTGCAGGAAGTTGTAGACGACTGGGCTGGTAGAGAAGTCTAGGTCTAGCCCAGCTCCGTTAAGCGCCTTCTGGCTGCGCTCTTTCTGGTTGCTCAATTGGTTCCTCAGTTACGTCTATCATGTCTGGGGCCTTAACGTTAATGCCAATAACGCTTGGCCTGTCAGACTCGGATTGTTCTGGCTCTAGCATCCCGGCAGCTTTGGCCAGTAATCGCAGCACGCCCACCTTGTCGTAGAGCTCAATATCCAATACCGAGTTGCCATCCTTATCGGTTTTAACCGAAACCTTTTTAATGGCGTTTAGGGCGTGCTCGGGTATCTTAGACGAAGCCTTTACCCGTACGTTGCCAGCTTCGTCCCATTCCATGATGTCCGTAATCTTGGTGTTGGCCATTGACAAAAGCGAGTAGGCAATAGCTTCCTGGTTGGCGTACAGGGTATTGGAGCGAGTAAGCCTTTTTTGTACGGAACGTACCCCACCCCAGTTCTTGAGGTTGGGCATTTGTGTCTGCCCTTTGGCGGCGGTCATTAGAACGGTACGTCTGAGTCTACGTCGTCAAACCCGGATGGTTGTGCTTTTTGTTTGGCAGGAAATGGCTTGTGTGCGGCTGAGTATTCCCCAGCTTTGTTCGCCACGGGCTTGCCAATCTTCATCTTGAAGTATGGCTGGCCATCCTTGGTATTAGCGTTGTAGATGTCTACGTAGTGCTCGTTACCGTCTGGCAGCACGACCTTGCCCTTAAAATCTCCGTGCCAGTCTTCCGTCTTTTTGTCGTTCTTAAACACCGAGCCATAACCCGGCTTAGGTACGTACTTATCCATGTTCACCCCTTATGGTTGTAGTTTTGATTCTTTAACAGCTTGCAGGTACTCGTCAGCCTGCATCATCTTCACCTTCTGTGAGGCTAGAGCCTCGGCTACTTGTTCCGTGGTAAACCCACGTCTGAGTAGCTGTAACACAAAGCCATGCAACAAATCCTCTACTGTCATTTTCCCCCCGTTTAAGGTGTTGGCTCCCAAGCACCCCAATTCCTAGGATTGATTCTAGGTACTGTCCTAGAATCTATTGGGCTACTTTCCCGGTGAGAGCCAACGGTTAAAAGTATATCACCATGAAATAGACTTGCAAGTAGGGTAGAAAAGGTTTAATCTGTTTTCACGGGGCCATTAACCCAGCCCTCGGGAATGTTGTGGGTGACAGACCCGGATAAACGTGGCTAATCAGGTGGTACTTCTTTCTCGACGCAGGTGGATGCCGGAACGCTAGAGAATCGGGGCCAGACGCTTGAACGTAACAGTAGCCTAGATAAACGAGAACCCACAAGCCATAAGGCTTTCTACCTGTTTCTACACGGGTGAGGTGTTCTATCGTCAGATGGTTATACCGCTAGTAGGAAAATCTCAGCAAAAATTTGTGTGTAGCCCCCACGCAGTATGACGC